GAGCACAATCCATGCATAAGCAAACAAACGAAAAAGAATCATAGTGTTATCCACAATAGTATTAGCACTACCACTGGGATTTCCTGTATGTTTTTGGATAAGCTCCCCGTTCTCCAAAACAATGACCGAATTGACGATTGAGTCATAAACTCTCTCAAGCCGCAGTCGATTGCTCGGGGTCTTGTCATTTTGGCACAACATATTCCAACGGATTTCCATCTGACCATACATAGCCGCCGCAAATAGCGATGAATCATATTCTGACTCGTCAAGCTCAAATGCATTACGATGTTTATTCAACCTCCTATAGAGGCGATCAAAACCCTGGTTGTACTTATTTGCACCAACGAACGACCAACACTTATTGGCCGCCGCATAGAAGTTATTGTTCATATCCAAACAGAGGCGATTACACGCCACTGAATGCTCAAGAGGGGACGCTGTAAACGTTCGAACCTTGTTCGCAGCCAGTTTTTCAACTGTTCTGAGCTCGCATTTCTGCGCGCACGTCCAGATCGGAACCATCTCCTGAGGGCCTTCACCACGGCCAATCATGTCCCAATAGTCATTCAGCGCCGCAAAAGCGGGGCTTACCAAGAATTCACTCTTTGTGTGAAACTCCAGGGACCACGGAAAACCACAAGATGTCTGTGCATCTAATTCTTGCACTACAAGCTCCTGTGGAACAACTTTACTCCCACCCATAGCTAGGGCAAAATGCCTCTCCGTCCACTCACCGGCAATTCTACACGCTTCTCCGTCTAAAACGGGCTGAGACTTGTCGTATTTTGCTACGGATTTGAAACTAGCTACTAAATTTGGCTGGACCTGACGATACGCGTCCGCTTGTACGGACACTCCTTCGTAAGTCTCTTCCAAAAATTTCGTGAAGGAGGTATTAACACACTCCTTATTTTTAGGTCGGGCCCACCGTGTGGTCCTCCCCAAGTACTCTGTATTCCCATTGATAAACCATTCACGATATTCTCGCGAAGGAAAAAGCTCCTCGGTATCTCCCGAAGCTTTTTTACCCGTTGCAGTCCCCACAGCCCCTTTAAACACAGGTTTCTTAAAGTATTTTCCATACCAAGTCCCCCATGAAGAGACCGTGGGCAACGGGACATCTAAAAATGCCTGTTTGCGCAACCTTTCAGAGCCTCAAGAAGCTCTGGTGTGATCGCCAAACAGACATTTTCCCCATCAGCCCGCGCATTATGCAATGCGATAAGCTTACCGTCTAAATTAACAACGGGGGCCGAACAATTGCCATCAACAGTAGAAGCAGTGTAATAGCACTTAACACAGTTCATACTACCGTCAATATCAGCAATGTCATCGATTTTTACAATGGTCCGAATATTCCCACCCGAAACAACAGCCTCCGTCTTTTGAAAAGACTCCTGACTGTCGTAACTTGGGATAAAAAAAGAGTCACGAACACAAGGACTAGCAGCGCGCAACTGCTCGAATTTCATTTCCTGGGGCAATCGGAAAGCAAGTAGATCCCACCCAATTTTCTTGGCGTCGGATTTCTTCCTTACTATATTTCTTATGACTCCC